TTTCGACAAATATGCATCGTACAGCTTTATCTTTGAATTAGTGGATAAGCGCAAAATTGCCATGCATGAAGTGCGCGAGATTGCCGAAGCTAACGGAATACCTTCTGGCGTTGTAAAAATGCGCCGAAGGTATTTAAATCAACTAAATAAGGCCGCCAACCAATGAAACCGCCAAAAACAGATTTTCAGGCGATGGTTATGGCGCTAGAACTATCCGTGAGCGCCCCAACTGATGAGCAATCAGAGCAATGCATATTGATGGCTGAGACATTCGCCGTAAACTTTTCAGAGATAGAAATCGCAAGAGCTAAAAAGGTCGCACTAGCAAACTTGCAGCCAAACCCATAACGGCGCTATTAATGCGCCTCTTTACTGGCTAACATGCCGGAATTTCGCACAACTACCAAAAAGGTTAAGCATGCAAAACGAATTTATAAGAATGGCCCGGTTCAAACTGGGAGATATAAGCCAGCAACAACTAGCAGACCAGCTAGGCTGCACAAAGCAAACCATCCACTTTGCAGAATCCGGGAAACGTCCCGCAAAACTTATGCTGCTACTTGCAATCGAATGCCTACTACGCCGGGCTGATTTGCTCCCAGGCAAATGACCAATAACGGGCCTTTTTTGGCCTTTTTTGGCCCCCACCCCGATCTATTAAAGCACCTCGGTCTATTAAAGCACCTCGATCTAGCGGCAAATTAGGCCATTTTGGGCCGTTTTTCATGCCCACCCCGGTCTATTAAAGCACCCCGATCTAGTGGCAAATTCTACTATTTTTGGGGTTGACCCCGGTCTAGTGGCAACTTTTGCCCACCCCGGTCTAGTGGCAATTACTTGCGTTTGATCAGTTTTTGTACAGTTTTAGTCTCAAATATGCGAATACCCAACCATACAATCGTGAAAAGACTCGCAGTTGGCGGCAACCAAGCCGCTAAAGCAAGCATGCCAGTGCTAGCAGCAGCAACATCAATACCGTCTTTGTAATCAACGTCCATTGATTTAATCCTTAGTGTCAAAAAGCTCGGCCTCGGCCTTACGTCTGCGCGTCAAGCCAGCAAGAACCTTACCGCTAGCCTTATCCCAACGCAAAATTTGCTCTGCAACATTGTCATAATCACCTGCGTTCAATACTTTGAGAAGAGTGCTGGATTTTAAACTGCCGCAGCCAAGGTTAAACGTCCAAGAAATGATTGCATCAAACTGATTTTGGTTAACTTCAACATTAATTAACCGCTTAACCTGATGCTCAAACGACTCAATGTCTTTAACTAATAGATTATCGGCCTGTTCCTGAGTGATTTGCTCACCTTCAACGACATGGCGTGTATGACCATAGCCCCAAGTTAAAACATCACCAGAACATCGGTACGCTTTAAGCTCACAACCTTCAAAATCTTTAATAAGATTGATTCCAACGCTTGATGTTTTCATTATCTTGCCTATATTTAAGTTCGCCAGCCCCACGGCTATAAGGGATTTCAGGCCGCTTCAATCGGGCCGGGCAGGTCGCTCTTATAAAAAAGAGCCGCCTATAAAGCAAAAAAAACCGCTAGAGAAGCGGTAAATATGCAAGGTTTAAGAATGTGAGATGGATGCTAGTATAGAGATTTAAGCACTATTTTGATTGATGAGCAACACATAGCGTGTTAATTTAACGTAAACCAGTGAAAATAACAGAATTAATCTTATCATCTCGCTCTAAATACTTGCTTTGTAAGATTGAAAGGCGCTTTTTCCACACTTTTCTAGCTTGAAACAGTGTCACACCCAATATTTTTGCTAGATGGCGCTCAGTAACTGTTTTACTGCCCAATCCTTTGCAGCTTTCACAAACCACGATGCTTGAAAGAAGCTTTATCTCGCCCACTCCTTTGCATTTGTTGCATTTGTTAGGGTTTATCGCTGAATCTAAGGCGGTTAAAGCAAGGACTGCAATAGTTCTGTTAGTTTCTCCATCAGACAGCTTAAAACCGTTATCAATCGCCTCTATGACTGCTAACGTATTTAACTCTTTGCGTGAGTTGTTATCTAAAGCATATTTACTCAAGCTGTACAGATATGTTATTCGATCTAGCTTAACCAGACAGGCAGCGACATCCACCGATGTTATTGCTGATGTGCCACTGCCGCGCACTGAATCCATTGGAGGCGCACCTGGCGCAAGCATCGCCATTAGCTCACTCACTTGCACCGCCGAATCCATTAGGCGCTAACTGATCGAGCAATGCATCTAAAAACTGTTGAATTCGCTCAATGTCGGAAACAGTGTAATCAGGTTCAAATGTTAGCTTAATCGTGCGAGTATACATACCAACTTTAAATTGTTCTGTCATCGTTAATTCCAGCTAGTCGGTGAGTGATGTTCGTTTGCCATCATTTGTTTGTGTTCAGACCTGTAATGTTTAGCTATTTCAGCCCTTAACTTTTTATTTGTCGGCATTAATATTTGCCATTTCTCACGCAAAATATCCATGTGAGCTTGCCCTAAATGTGCCGTTATCCAACGAGTAAACTCAAAAGGGTTAGCGGTAAAATATTTATGATCGTAATGGCACAAACAGACGGCGTTATCCATTGACCATCTCACACTTTTGGCTCGTCTACCAAAAATGTGCGCGCACTCAGTGCGACCAGTGGCCCCGCATCTCTCGCAAGTCGATTGCTTATTTAATCGGACAACATTACTGAACCATTTATCGGCTTCATCACGCTTAATTGCCATCACTGCCACCTAGAATGTTTTTGCAGCCCTTTACAAATCGGGCAAGTTAGCTCAACTACACCGGGCTTAATCACATAGACGCATCGACAAGTGCGCTTAAAGCGATCCTTAACAGTCTTCTTTATTTCATTGTATTTCGACATAGCAAATACCTTTATGCGTACCCACAAATAATAGATATGAAAGCTAATTATTTTTAAGATCATAAACTTATGCTCAACCACTTTTGAGACAATACTTCATCGTGATTTTCTAACCTTGATGCAGTTCTTGCTTTTTCTCTCGCTTCTTTTGAATATCCAGGATTCTTGTTATTTTCTTGTGAAAGGGCGATATAATCAGCTACTGAAAGCAAATGGTGCGGTAGACAAAATGGCTGCTTATCAAGCCGACTTTTTATCGTTGATAGTTTCACGCCGGGTGGCGCATTCTGCACTGTGTATTCCGCATAGTTTCGATAAGTGTAGATTTCACCTTCTACAAAAAATTCATGCTCACCTTTGAAAACTACTTGCCTTGCTTTATTGATAGCTTCTTCTTGATAATCCCTCATTGCTCTATACCTTAAATGCTTAAAGTTTAATTTGCCTTTTAGCAGCCATGTCATAACCGCTAATCATTTGTATTCGCTTACCGATCCAATGCATGACCGGAACAGCCATAGAGTTACCCATCGCCTTATATCGCGGCCCGTCTGGACAGTTATCAGCGTCTTTTTTTCGATATGGGATTTTCGTGTAATTGTCTGGAAACCCTTGTAATCGCTCACATTCAACTGGCGTTAAGCGGCGAACCTGCATATTTTTAGTCTTAGATGGCGCGCAGACCATTGGCTTTGTAGCAAGATCAGCGCCGCCTGATCCATAGCTTGCTGTGATAGACATCGTTACGTCAGACAATGTTGTCTCAGCCGTTGCTTTTGCCACCAATGGGGCATGAGCTCCAGCCGCTAATGGGTGGCATGGATCACCAGGTTTCGGGTGACTTCGATTTGCCGGTGATGTGATTTGCGTGGTATCGAATGGAATAATGGCATCGCACTCTACTCGCTCATTTCCTGTGCGACTGAATGGAGCGCCCGTTGTAACGCCGGGGGCAACTTTTTCCCCCTCTTTTCTGCTCGGCGCAGAATGCCTTTGCAAGCTGTGGGACTCAAAGAGTACCGCTGCTGCACTTCGCCAGTCTCCAAGACATCCGACAACGAACACACGCTTGCGTCTTTGTGGAACACCCCAGTATTGAGCGTCAAGAGTTCGGTAGGCGAACCCATACCTGAGTTGCCCCAACGCCCCGAGGAAGGCGGCAAAATCCCCTCCTTTGTTACTAGACAAGACTCCGGGGACGTTTTCCCATACCAACCACTTGGCGCGATACTGTTCAGCGATGGCAAGATAGGTAAGCATGAGATTCCCGCGAGGGTCAGCAAGTCCTTTTCTAAGCCCTGCGACCGAGAAAGACTGACAGGGTGTTCCTCCAACAAGAAGGTCGATTGCTCCATTGTTCCATTCCTTAAACTGATTCATGTCCCCTAAATTTGGGACGTTGGGATAATGATGATTTAAAACTGCACTAGGAAATTGCTCAATTTCCGAAAACCATTGAGGTTCCCAATTGAGCGAATGCCACGCAACGGTAGCGGCCTCAACGCCTGAACAGACTGACCCATATCTCATCAAAACATCGCTCTCATCTGTGCTAACGCTATTTCGCCCGCTTCCTTGGCAACCGCCTTGTCGTGACCCAAAAGCGCCGCAGGCGTCTCATAAGGGCGGTGTAATGCCCTCACCCGATTGGCTTCTTTGATACTGCCAATGATCCTATCCAAGTTGGGCCACTCGAAATCTTGATTGCCCTTTGATCGTTCGTTTTTCAGGTAATCAACACCCGCATTTATTTGCTCCCTAGTAAAAACACCGATCTGGCTGGCATACATGCGTTTTGCAGCCACTAGCATTTCATCGGGGAAAGTGACCGTCATTTTTTTACTGCCGAACACCACCGCGAGTAGGCCAAAAAGATAGTTAGTTGCCTGGGTATCTTTAAGTGGCCGAGGATCATCAGAATGTGGCGTTGATGTCGAGCCATTCTGGATTTGTTTCACGGCCTTGATTAAATCGACTGCCATTGCCATTACCCCTCTTTGCTTTGTCGTTTCGGTTTTTTAACCAAGCTGGCTTGCATGTTCGCCACCCGGCATCAATCGTTTCAGTAATCACAAAATTAGGATCAACTAATAACTCATCCACGCAGGTTTGCACTGCAATCAAAAAGCGATCAAATGTCGATTGCAAAAGCCGAGACTTGAGTGCGATTCTGTGATCAATGAATTCTTTGTATAAATCAAGTAATGGATCATCACTTTGGAGTGTGATGTTTTTATATATGGTGTGTTCTATTGGTTTGTTTATTGGTGTGTTAAATGCACTGGGTGAATCCTGCCTCGTATGAGGAGGTGAATCCTGCCTCGTATGCAAGGTCAAATCCACCTCGTATGCAGGCTCAATATCTAGGGTTTCATCATTGGAGGTGGATTCCACCTCGTATGGTTGTCCTATACTATCCTGTGGCGTATTAAGGCGTCCTGGGAAGCACAGCGTATAGGTAACATTTCCTGAGAATCCGGTTTTGAATTTTAACAGCCAGCCTTTCTTAACTAAGGAGGTTGTTCTTTTTCCAACGCTTGCTAAATCTTTTATATTAGCTCTTCTACCAATTAGCTCCCGGCTCGGCCAGACGTTCTCGGTAACCTTTCCGCGAAAGCTAAACAGCGCCAAAAGCACCCGCCTTTCTTGGTCAGTGAGCAACGGATCAGTCAAAGCCTCCAGAGGGGCAACCAATAATTTACTCACCGCTATTCACAGTTGGATTCAAAAAAACATGCATAAGTCAGCCGACCATCAGCAAGCTTTATGATCAGTGGAATATCGTGTAGTTTGGGCGCTCGTTCGCCGAGTCTGTATGCCTGCGCGCTGCGCTGAGATATACTGAGGGCTTCACTCGCTCGACGGTCGCCAAGCTTACTGAGGTACTGCTGGAATCTGCTTTTGGATAGTTTCATATCCAGAATTATACACATAATGTGGCTATACGCTAGTCAATATTTATACTTTTTCACATTAAGTGGTTAAATATTTATTTAAACCCAAGGTAATTAAAATTACTATAAAGGTAGCACTAGCCACGAAGTGTGTTACGATGCGGCATGTCGAATTTCACTCACATTAGGCTCAAAAGTCTCCGCGAAAACCAGGGGCTTACTTTAGCTGCTCTTTCAAAAGAAACGGGTGGGTTGCTTTCGACGT